TATAGAGAAAAATTAGGTGGTGGAATTTCCCCTTTTGTGGATTTATTTGTTGTGGTCGGTGGGCTTGGAACATTAGAAACAGAAGCTATGTTGGCTAAAAATTTACCAACATTTATCGTTGCTGATATTTTAGAAAAAGCAGGGGTTAAAGTAAGGATTTATGGTGTTAGGTCATATTCTAAAGACGATAAAATAGTTTTTTTACCATTTGCTTTAAAAGAATATGGAGAAACAATTGATTTCGGAAGCCTTGCTTCTTTTACTTCTGATGTTAGATTTTTTAGAGTAAATCTTTGGAGAAGTACGGCAACAATTAGAAGAATGGCTGAAAAAGCTAAAAACCCAAGAAGTTCAAGCTATCCTAAAGGAATGGGAACTACACTTTATGGGTATAATGCCAATGTTCGAGATGAGTTATATGATGTTTTTCAAATGTATAAAAATTGGGTTTTTAATAATAAAGGCTCTGTAAAAAATACAACTAAAATAAACGATAAAGGATTGATGATTCTTGGAGGGTTAAGAAATATTCAAAATTCTGATAAACTAACAGGAAGAAATCAGGCTCAAACATTTGCGAAAATAAAAGAAGAGGTTTATAGAATGTTAGATTATGTTGGTATGTTGTTAACAACTAATCCATCAAAATTTATTCAGGGAATTTACAATAGAGAAAAAGATAGCCCTAAATATGCTAATTATTCTATACCACAAAGAAAGCAAGAAATGACAAGATATTTATCAGGTCTTATTAGAGATAATTTACAAGTCGTTCCTGATTTAAACGACCCGAATTTAAAGGTTTACGAAACACCTAAAGACGAGGTTTTAAGAATTGAAGAACGAACAAAAGACTTGATAAAAGCAATCGAAAAAACATTGAGTTAGTATGATAGCAGAAGCAACAAAACGAAAAAAATATTACCAAGATTTTGGTAAACACAAAAACGTATCTTTGAGTAAAGTTCAGGTTTTAAAACACCCTGAAATTCCAAATACATTTTTTATTCACGTTAATTACCACATCGGAGAGGGTGGTATTTACAAGGAAACAGAAATACTTGAATCATACGATACCGAAAAGGGTTGGCAGAATTTAGAAAGAGAAATGACACGTTTGGAGTACGGTGCTTTTTTAGGCGATTTAAAGCCGACAGAAATATAATTTAAAAAGGTAAGAAATGGAATTAATAATGGATTATAAAGAGGGGAATTTAATAATGGATGATATATCAGGTAGATTATACTTGGTATCTTTCAAGACCCTTTACAACTTGGTTTTAATAGAATTTCAAAGAGATATTAGAGAACGCAGACCATATTCAGATTGGCAAAGTAATTTACCTTTGTTTACTTGGAAAAACTATAACTTGACAAATAAAGACGACATTAATGAACTAAATAACAATTTTAATATTACGCTTGACCCTAAAAAAATATCAAGATATTATCCAAATGTTTACGGAGTTGAAGTTGGTTCTGTTGTTGAATTTGACTATAAGCAAATGATGTTAATTGGAGAAACTGAAAGAAAAGTTTTGACTTTTAAATTAACACGACCTGTTTTGTTCGATTTCAAGAAAGCAAAAGAAAAATATATAGTTGCGGACAGATTAAATGAATTATTCGATTTACAAAACGAATTTGACTTCAATTGGGCTGATTATTTTGTAACCCCTTTATCTTCTAAAGAAAATATTGATTGGGTTGTAGTTAAAGACAGGTTGCCTTTTGAAGAGGTTATCGGTAAAGAGTTTATAATTAATGAATTTGTTCATACGCCTACTGATAAAATTACTTTAAATGATTTTATGGAAGTCATAGATACTAAAAAGCTAAATAAAATTGCTGACGAGAGTATTAAGAACGAAATAATCAATTTAATTAAGCAAACTTTGGTTCTTGCTAAAGAAAACGAAACCATTGGTATTAAAGGCGAACCTGCTAAACCAAAGGAGAAAGAAAATAAATTTAAAGTTGAATACACTTTCAAATTAAATGCTTCTGATAAAGACGTTTTAACCGAAATTTATGATATTTTTGCAACAGACGAAGAAGAAGCTATAAAAAAGGCTCAAAAAGAATTTTACGATATTTACGAGGGTTTAAATTACGATTTAATTTCAGTATCTTTGGTTGAAGATGTTGAACAAAAAGAACCTGTCGAACCAACAGTTGAAGTTCCTCTTACTAAAGAACAAGAACAAGAACTTGAAATGCTTAATAATTTGCTGACGTCAACAATGCAATAAAATTAATCAAATTAATTAAAATTTAAAAGACTTATTAAAAACATACGAATAATAAAAAAATTGAAAATATGAACCTTACTTTATTAAAAAAATACGAAACTCTTGAAATTTCTAAAGTGTCTGAAAAAGACCAAAAGACTTTGGAACAAGTAAAAAAACTTCTTAATAATTTTGAAGAAACCAATGAGGCAAAAAACAAAGTTGGCGAACAAATATTAGACCAAGTTATAAAGTTGAATCCTGATGCCGTAAAAAAGCCACAGGTGGTTGCTCAAAAAGTTGCTAAAGTAAAACAAGTCGCTAAAGCGAAAAAAGTTACCCAAGCGAAAAAACCTGCAACCACTTCTACTGCTAAAACTTCGGGTAACAACATAATGTCTGTTGCTAAAGAAATTCAAAAAACAGGAGAATCTTGGAAAGATGCTATGGAACGTGCTAAAACAGTTCTTAAAGAACGTAGAGGTCAAGTTGCAGAGCAAAAGAAAACTGAATTAGAGAAACTTTTGGCTCTTGTGAGAACTAAAAAAGAGTTGATAGGTTTTTCAAAATCTGATATTGAGCGTGATGCAGTTCGTGAGGCTAAACCGACAGGTGCAAGAGTTGTAACTAAAGCAGGTTTTACTTCAAACCAACACGGTGTTGATTACCCTAATAAATTAGGAAGAAAGTATTGGGAAACCCGTGACCGTCACGCTGACCGTTTAGCACCTAACTATCCAAAAGATATGCCTTTGTTGGCAAGTGGTGGTGGATTTGGCTCTAAAAAATACAAAAAAGGAGATAAAATAACTACCGAATTTGGCACTTATTATGTTGATGGTATTAACCAAGAATTACAGGACTACATTGACAAAAATAAATCAATGGGTTTAGATTCTGTACTTACTGAAAAGAAAGTAAATATTGTTTACAGTAAATATTTCAACGAAGATAATGCAGTTACGGCTACATTAAGAAGTTGGTTTGACGATAAAAAACAACCAACAGAAAAAGGTGTTCGAGATGCTATGATATGGAGTTATGATTCTTATATGGATTATCAAATTAAAGCGGGTGGCGGGTCAAAATCTGATAGTGAATTTTCTTCTATGATTCGTATAGCGATTGCAGATGCAAATGGTAACGATAAAGACGTGGCTATCTTGAAAAAATATAGCACCGACTTTAAAGATGTTCTAATTACCATAAAAGAAATTCAGGCTTTAGAAGAAGTTTTGGAAACTAAAGGGGCAAAAGATAGAAAATCAAAAGACAAATTAATAGCGACTATAAATCTTATGTTTCAATATGAGTTTTCAGGTGTCGGAAGAGATATTAATGGAAAACCATTGTCAAAAGAAGTTTTGAACAGAATATTTAACAATGCCGTTAATGATTATTCTAAAGCAGAAATAAACTCTGCTATTGACAGAAAACAAAACGCTATTATGTCTATGGCAAAAAACTCATACGTTGGCGATACAAAAGAAAAAGTTGAAGAAAGAGTTTCAGATGCAAACAAAGAAGTAAGAGTTTTAGAAAATGTAAGAAGTAAATTTCATTCAGAAAAATTCGCTGACGGTGGTGGAATTGACGGTGGAATGAACAATTTAACTATGCAAAATGTTTCTTTTGCTAAAGGCGGAAATTTAAAATCGGAATTTGTTGATTTAAACGAACCTCCTGTTGGGTATGATTTATTTACTTATTTTTATTCAACAGATGAAAAAAGCGGTAAAATAGTTTGGAATATCGTTGGTGCTTATAACGATGTAGAAAACGGAGAAGAAGTGAGAAAATGGTTAGACAACCAATCAAAAAAATCAGGTTTTGTAACTTTAAAAGACGGTACTAAAATAAAAATATCAGGGAGAGGTAGTGCAAGTGAAAGTGGATTAGCAAGTGATGTTAAGTTAAATAAAGGTATAATTAGAGTTTGGGAAGAATTTAAACCTAAATATTGGAATGATGAAACTTCGGACGATGAAAATTGGGACGACTATGCTAACGGTGGAATGACAGATTTAACAATGCAAAATGTTTCTTTTGCTAAAGGCGGTAATGTATCTAATGAAGAAAAGTTACTGAAAGAGTTAAGTAAAGTTCAAAGAGATTTGAATAGCAGTAGATTAAGTACTTACAGAGAGGGCGATGATTCTCAAGAAGAAAAAGACAGAATAAGAGAAAGAGAATCTAAACTTGCTCGTTTCAATGAGATTTTAAAAGTATTAAGAGAAAGTGACGCTAAATTTGCTAACGGAGGCTCACTTCCATTTATGACAGACCCTAATTTTGGAGATTTTCAAAATACAGGTTCTTTTGCTAATGGAGGTTTATTGGTAAATAATTCAACTGATTTAGAAGAAGTGGCAAAATATATGTTTACTTCCGTTAAAAAGCGTAGTTGGGATTTAAGAGATTTAATTCATTATTTTAATGAAGATAATGGTTTTGATTACAGGAATAGTGTCAAAGTTTGGGACGATATGAATGGTTATGAAATGCGAAAAACTTACGATAACATTTTAGAAATGTTAAAGAGAATAGTTGAAGCAAACAACAAAAAATTTGAACTTGGTGGCGCATTTATGACAGACCCTAACTTTGGAAACTTCCAAAATACAGGTGCTTTTGAGGACGGGGGAGAAACTGACGGATATACTTTAAATAATACTGTTGAATTTACCACGTCTGACGATGATTCATATTTAAGAGGTAATATTGGCGGAGATATGATGGATTTGATTGAGGTTGAAAAAATTGATGATAATAAATACTCTGCAATAGCAAAAAGTTATAGCGTAGCATTTGAGGGTCTTAAAGGTCAAGAATTGGAAGATGAAGTTTACAATCAAATAAATGAAATGTTTACTACAAATGACGACATTGAGGTTGATTTAGAATCCGTAAAAATTGTAGGAAAATTTGAACTTGGCGGTGCATTTATGATGACTGATTTAGCAGGTCACACAGGAGGTTCTGATGGTTTAGGTAATCCAATGCCTTTAAGTGGGGTTTCAGGAACATACTACACAGGTCTTGTAGGAGAAACAGGTGCTTTGTCAAGCGGAGAATTGTTTGAAAATGGCGGTGGAATAAATATGTCTTTTGGGTGGGCTAAAAAATATTTAGAAGACAATAATCTATATAAAAAGTTAGGGTGGTATTTAATGATGGGTAATGGGAAAGAAAAAACAATAAAAAATCAAGATTATGTAATTTTTGAAGACGGAAGTGCCTTAAAATACGATAAGAATCAGAGTGATTGGATAGGTTATAATTTTCCTTTAAAAAAAGAAAATGGTGGGGCTATGGCTCAAAACCAACAAGTAATCAACGATGCTTCTCAATCTTATGTTAATTACTACTTGGGCGAGGGCGCAAGTCAAGGTATTTACAAAGACGGGGGTTCAATAGATAATCAATACGAGGGAAGAACTCCTGAAGATGTTTGGAATAATTGGGATTTATCACAAAAATTACATTTTTTAAGCGACCATACCGAAGAAGTTTACGGAAAAGCATCGGTAAAAGGACAAACGAATAATGAAATAAACGAGTTTTTTGGAAAATTAATTTACGAAAAATATGACGACTTGCCTTTAAATACAAAAGTTGCTTTAGTTATGCACACTACTCGTGGTCAATACGCTAAAGGCGGTGCTTTAAAAGACATTGATGATAATCTTTATGTTTCTATTTCAAAAACAGAAGACGATTATTGGTTTATTACTTCAAAACCAACAACAAAAAAACAAGCCGAAGAAATGGCTAATTTAGTTACCCCAATGAGAGGAGAGGTTAATGACGTAAAAACTGTTGGTCAAGTAAAGGCTCACTCAAAAGTGATTTACGAAAATGGCGGTGCTTTCGCTCCAAACGTTTCAAATGGAACTCAATTTATGAGTGGGGTTTATGCTGACGGTGGTTCTATGTCAGAAGACATATCCGAGTGTAAAAAACTTGTTTCTGCTTTCTGTAAAGAATTTGGAGATAAATTTGGTCTTAATGAAGAAGCGATTTTAGAAAAAGTAAAATTTAGAGATTATCTTGGAAATGGGGCAAGTGTTTTCGTTAGTCTTTCCGTTACTTCAAATGTTGAAGATTTAAAGGTGGGAGAAACAAGACCGACAGGAGGTTATATAATTTTTACAAGCGACATCAATCCAAACGGAGTTACGGGTAAAGACGATATTGCAAGAACTTACAGTATTGACATTGAAATAAAAGGTGTTAAAAGATATACTCAAAGAAGAACTGAAGAGGGTAGATACTTTAAGTCTTACAATTATGGAAGAACGATTGAGGAGGCTATGGACAAAACTGATACTAAAATAATTTACGACTTATATTCTTTAGAGAAAAAAGACGATTTAAAATTTAAAATGAGTAGTTTATTTGCTGACGGTGGTGCTTTCGCTCCAAGCGTTTCAAACGGAACTCAATTTATGAATGGGGTTTACGCTAATGGTGGTTCGGTAAATGATTCAGTAATTGATGAATTGTGGAATGGTTATGCTTCGGCAGTTCTTTTCACGGAAACTGATTCTGATTCAGGAGAGCCACTTGATAGCGAATATTCTGTTTCTGATTTCGACAAAGAAACTGTAACTTCAACTAAAAAAATGTTGGCTGATTACTATTCAGAAAACAAAGATGCCATTGAAGAAAGCGGACTTGATTTAGATACTATCGGAAATGATATTTGGTACACAAGAAGCGGACAAGGAGCAGGTTTCTTTGACCATAGCCTTGACGAAGAAGTAGAAGAAAAATTAACCAAAGGTGCGGAAGCACTTGGAGAATACCCAAGCGTTGAAACTTATGACGGAAAAATTTCTGTAAGAGGTGGAAAGGTTTTTGCTAAAGGCGGTTTTGTTGGTACGGTTGAATTCAACGTAGGAGATACTGTTTGGCAAAAAGACGAAAAAAGATACGCAACTGTAATGAATAATTATGGCGACCCTATCAATGGAGATTATGGAGATATTAGACTTGACACAACAGGAAACACAGGGATTTATAGTTTTGACCCAAAAAGAAAAACACCTGCTACAATAGAAACGCAAACGGGGTACAATCTTATTAAAGTAGGAGAAAAAGGCGACACGGGTAAATTCACTCCTGAAGTTCTTGAAGATATGAAAGCAAGTGCAAACCGTCTTATTGAATCAAGAAGACAAGGTAAGGATAAAGAGGGTGTTGCTTACTATCAGGAAGTTTACAAAAGACTTCTTGACGGAGAATTTGATTCAATGACAGGTGCTAAAGCGACTGCTTCTAACAAAAAAAGTTCAGTTGATTATACTTACGTTCCTAATAAAGATGTAAAGGAATTGAGCGTTGTAGTTAAAGGCGAATTAAAGAAATTAATGGGTTCTGATATACTTGACGGGGTTTACGTTAAAAATTCAGCGAAATCTACTGCGAAATCTACTGCAAAAGTAGATGCAAATGCCGTGTTTGCTAAAATGCTTAAAGATGCAAAAGAAGCAAAACGTGGTAAATCAAAAAGATTTGACGCTTCGGATTTAAAGAAATTAAATCTTGAAATGGTTCAAAAACTTGTAGAGGCAGGTTATACCGAACAACAAATAAGAAATGTTATTTTTGGATATACTTTTGACAATCAAGTATTAGCAGAGGGCGAGTTCGATACTCAAAGTGGTATTTTTGGATATGAAGACACTTATGTTAAAAGCAAAATCGAGGGTTTAGTTGAGGCTCAAAAAAACAAAGAGTTTGCAGTTGGTATTGAATACCCTGACTTTGATTGGCAAGGTATCATAAAGAAATATAAAATATCTTCAAAACCTAAAGACATAACTGAAAAACAAAAAGGTACTTCAGGTTCTACCGAGAACTACTATGAAGTTTTTGTTGGAGAAAATATAGTGATAGGTCATAATTACGGATATAAATGGCTTGATGCTGACGGAAAAGTGTTAAGTAATTATATGGAAGAGGATAAAAAAGTTTCTGACCCTACTAAACAAAATGCTTGGCAAAAAGAAAGAGGACAAAAAGCAGGTTTTAACGGAGGGTATTGGTATGTAGTTTCTTCTAAAATAGAAATTATTGATGATGTATTGAAAAATTTACTTGCTCAAAAGGGCGGGTATTGTAAAGAGTTAGAATTTTATGACGATTCTTTACCTAAAGCCTTAAAAGAAAATAAAATTGAATTTGAACTTGGTGGAGATTTTGCCCCAAATGTTTCAGACGGAACTCAATTTATGAGTGGGGTTTATGCTAATGGTGGAGTGTTAAACAAAGACAATGTAAAAGTTGGAGATGTTTTAATGAGTACTACGGGTGTAAAAGTAAAAGTTACGGAATTTGACCCTTTGTTTGGAGGTAGAGTTAAAGCAATAAGACTTGATAAATACGGAACAGGAAAACCATCTCAATTTATGTCTTTAAGTAAATTTACCAATAAAGTTGAAGTTAAAAAAACTAAAAAAGAATTAAGAGAAGAATTCTTGGAAGACTTGTCATCGCAAGTTGCTGAAGTTTGGGATAAAATAGGTGCAGATAGCGGAGGTTCGATTCGTACTGACGATAAACTCTTAAAAGGCTATGCGGAGGGTACTGAAGAAGTAATGCAAAAAAATGACGTTAAAAAAGGTAGTTTTAACCAATCGGATTACGACTACTATCTTGACGGAAATGACCATTTGCTAAATGACTTTTTGGTTTTTAATGGATATTACAATAGTCAAGTCACTAAAGCGGAAACAGATTGGAGAATGAAGCAATTTGACGAAGCGATGAAGCAATATGGCAAATCTCAATATGTAGCAAACCCAAACATAGTCAAAGTAAGTGCAAAATCAAGTTCTTCCTCAAAACCAAAAAAATACATTGACCACGATGATATTGAAAGCGTTACTTTAAATGTAAATACTAATTTTATAACTTTTGCAGGAAAAGATTTTTTAAATGGTGCTAACTTAATGGAAAAAGGAGGAGATTTAAGTAAAATCGCAACTTACTTTCCAATTCGTGATATAGTTAAGGTTACACTTAAAAACGGAGAAACCATTAAACCTTTAAATGGGTATTGGTTAAAAAAAGGTTCAGAACCTATGGGTAAAATAAAAACAACTACTCCTCCTAAAAATACTACTTCAAAAGCAGGAAAAGTTACAAGCCCAAATTACCCTGATGTAAACTTTAATCATAAAGTTGTAATCAATGGTAAAACGATAAACCTTGCTTTGGCAAAAAGTTATGTAACAGGTCTAAATGGTTCAAGACAATATGATTTTATTGATGTTGATGGAAATCCGATGACAGGATATGGTTTTTCGGTAAAAGAAGCATTAAAGCAAGTTGAAGATTATGGTAATAATCCAATATATTATACAAAAAACACTCCTCCTAAAATAGACGAAACTAAAGCGCATTTTAAAATGGACGTGAGTGGAGGTAAATTCGAGGTTTTTGTAGATAGTAATTTTGTTAATCAATCTCAAGGTAATTTACCTAATACAGAATTGAAACATTATGGTTACGGGGATTTTTATTTACAAACTCCTGACGGAAATATTGACTTTATAAGAACTTCAGAAGAAAAAGAGGGTTTTGTTGGCAGAACTCATAAAATGAAAGGTAGCGATGAATTAGTATTAAAATTAGTTAACGCTATGAAAGAAAAAGGTAGATTTGAAAGTACTCAAACATTTGCTGACGGTGGTTTTATGAATAATGTTTACGCTGATGGTGGAAATATAGAAAAGGGAAGTACTATAACTTTAAAAAATGATGTTTATGCTTCATACACAAATAAATTAATACCAAAAGGAACTAAATTAAGGTTGATTGCTACACCTCCAAAGGTATTTGGAAAAAACACTTATTTTGTTTATGCAAAAACATTAGATAATAAAGAAGAGATTCATACTGACAAGTCAAATTTTGTTGAAAAAATAAAAGAATTAGAAAGTTTTTTTGCTAAAGGCGGAGAAATGCAAGGAAATAACATTGACGCTGAATTAGAAAATTTCGACATAGACAATTTAGACCCTTTTGAAACGATGCAATTCAATCATCATATAAAAAGTTCAGGTAAAGTTGGTGCGTTGCAAGTTCTAATAAATAGCGTTGAGGGCGACTACTCACAATTAAGCCCTGAATTGGCTGAATTGGCTGAAATGCAAATGTCAAGCGAAGAATATGACGAAGCGGGAAAACAAATGAGATTTGAAAGAGATGGGTACGCTAATGGCGGAATGACAGGTTTGGAATATAAGAATAGCCCTCAATACAAAGAGTTAAAAGATAAAAGAAATAGATTGTATGCTCAATTAAAAAGCAGAGTAGTTCGTGCAGTAGGTCTTGATAGCGCAATGGAGTTCTATGATGCCGACTTAAAAATTGCTCCATACAGATTTCTTGAAAGAGCAGTAACGGGTAATTTTATTTCTCTTGATGAAGTTAATCAAAGATTGATTGATTCAGCAATGGAAGAAGCCGAAGAAATTGACAACGATGATGATTTGGAAGAAATCGGAAGTAGCGATTTTACTTATTATTTGAAAAGCGTTTTAGACGGTGCAGGTTTCAAAGTTGGATTTGTTGGTAGTACATTAAAAAGGCTTAATGAAGACGGAAGCATAAAACAAATCAATAATGGGTTTTTTGAAGACGGTGGATTTATGAATGGTGTTTATGCTAAAGGTGGAGAATTACAAGGCAAATTTTTAGCTGAAATCGGAGTTCCTTACAATTTTGAATATGTTGTTGAAGATGAATACGAATTTTCTCGATTTTTATCAAAAGCCTTAACTAATAAATTTAATTTCGGAAACGGTGCTTGGGGTATTAAAATAGTAAAACCATTATTTGAAAAGAACTACGGTCAAAAAATAGTTGTTGAAATTGAAATTCCCGTAGGAGTTACACAATCAGAGGGTTTAAGTAAATTTGACGTTTTAGAATTTATGTCAAAAACATTAACTAAAAAATGGTTTGGTAACGGTGTTTGGAATGTAGATGTAGTTAACAGTTATGCTAACGGTGGCTCTATGAATAGTAGCGGAGAAATAACGATTAACAAAAGAAATTTTGACGTTATTGTTATGCCAAAAAAATTAGAAATTGAAGTTCAAATTACAAGAGCAGATACCGTTGACCAATACGGCTTAAATGATGCTGAAGTGGAATGGCATCAAGAGCGTTGGGGATATGTAATAAAAGCAGATGATAATAAGAAATTCAATAAAGCGTTAAGAGTTTTGGGGATTACTCAAAAATTTGCTGACGGTGGATTTATGGCTGATGTCTATGCTAACGGTGGTGGAGTTGGAAAAGAAAATATTAGAATAGTAAATACATCAAGAGTAACAGGCGGTATGAATCCTACAATTAGATTTAATTTTTCAGATGGTACGGTATTAAAAACTAAAAGTGATGGTTACGGTGTTGAATATGAAAAAGAAGTTTATCAAGATTTAATATCTAAATGGTTTGATAGTGATGATGACTACGAATTAGGAGGTGTAGAAGATGCTAAATATGCTGACGGTGCTATGCTTGACGACAACGAGGGTTTTATGAAAGCAGATAACGAAAACAATTACAGATACCCTGAAATGGAAGTTTACGTTGAAACTATTGACGAGCCAATTGACTTGACTAATAAAGTAAGTCGCATAAGTGGCAAGGTTGATACTCTTGACGAGCCAATTGATTTAAGAAGCAATGTAAGTCGCAGAACTAACGATGTTGTAATTAGAACACTTGACGAAAGTGCTGATTTGAATGACGACAAAAGAGTAAGAGCGAGAATGAGTTACAATCCAAAGGATAGAAACCCTGATAAACTTTTAAGTGTAAATCCAAGAGCGTTTGAATTCATAAAAGATTTACCAACGCCTACATCAAACACACATAAAAACGATTAATTTATAAATACTATGAGATTATTTAATAAAACAATAGACAGACAATTATTCAAACAATATGCACTTGGTAGCGACCTCTCTAAACAAGAGGTTGTTGTCAAGATTTTCAATCCGTTTGGAAATGGAACGTGGTATATTTTAAATTCCGACCCGAATGACCCTGATTACCTTTGGGCTATCGTAGATTTAGGTTATGGTGCTGAAGTTGGTTCGGTAAGCCGTGCTGACCTTGAAACTTATCGTGGTCGATTTGGTTTAGGATTTGAACGTGATTTAGGTTTTGACCCAATTAATGCTGAAGAACTTTATAATGGTTTGAGCGAGGGTAAATTTTATGCCAATGGCGGTTTGATTACCGAAGAAAAACTAAAAGAGGGCGAATGGTTTTCTCCTGATATGAAAACTATGTTTACATATAGAAACGGAAGACTTGGAATTACTTTATTTTACGGTAAAGATAGAAGATATTCTAAAACAACAACAATAAATAATGCTTCTGAATTATCAATTAAAGAACTTAATTCGGAGGTAAAAAAAGAAATTTCAGAATTGAAACAATTCGCAAAAGAGATGTTGGAAAATAATTTTGCTGACGGTGGCGACATTGAAAGTTTCAGCGACAACCAACGTATGATTATGAATCAAAACGTTGAGGTAGAACATCATCACGAGGAATTGGAAGATATTTTAGAAGATAAAGTTCCTGTTCCTGCTTGGGTAGTTGCAAAAATGGAAACTGCAACGCAAAACCTTTCCGACATTACTCATTACCTTGACGGTAAAAAAGAGTTAATGGAGGAAGAAAACGAAGAAGAGGACGAAGACGAGGAAGAGGACGAAGACCAAGACGATATTAAAAATCAAAATGTTGTCGAACCAATAAACGTGTCTGCGGGTACAAAAGCAGAATTGACTAAAAAATTTACTGACGATGCTTTGGGTAATTTTAAAGGTTTCTTAAAAGGTATGGAGGGAGTTGACTTGCGTGATGACTATACGTTTGATTACAAGGACGAACAATACGAAGTTGAGCCAATTGTCAACTCTGATGAAAACGGTGTTTCAAATGCCGTGTTTAGCATTTTTGACGGGGACGGAGAAGAAGTTGGGGAAGTTACTTATAGCCGTGAGGGTGGAAAACAAAAGTTTACTGCTAATTCGGAATTTTTCGGTTGGAATAATGCAAAGTTTGAAGACGGTGGGTTTATGAATAATGTTTACGCTGACGGGGGAGAAATAAGTCTTTGGAAAGCAGAGCCAAATAACAAACCTGAAAAATTAAAAACTTTTAAATCATTACGGGCTTATAATACTTATATGAATAAAAACCGTGAATTTTTTAGAGATGAACATTCTAAAAACGGAACAGGATTTTATGGTTTTGAAGCAGATGTAACTGAAAAAGAAGTTGAAAGTAGTTTAGGAAATCAACGCAGTTCAAACAATCAATATGCTGACGGTGGATATTTTGACGGAACTATTCCAAAAGTTTCTACTTATATGAGTACCTACGCTAAAGGCGGAGAAGTTGCAAAAGCAGAAATTCTTGGTTTAAGTAAAAACATAATGGGAACTACTTCAATTGAAATGAAAATTTCAGGAATGAGAAAATCTCAAGATTTTAGTGTTTATCCAATTGGTAAAGATGATTCAAAAGAAATTATTACAATTCAATCTGAAACAAGAATAGGTAAAATAGATTTGTCAACAGGTCGTGGGTTAATGAGCCAAAGTCATTCTAACGGTGCTTATTTTGTGCATTTCCAAATGGATAAACTTACTCCTTTCACAATAAACGAAAGCGACTTGCAAGAATTGAAAATGTACATTTTTAAAACTGCGGGTTCTAATATTGGAAATTCAATTATAAAATCTGATAATTCAGGGGCTTCGGGTGTTTACGCTAAAGGCGGTAAAGTTGATAACACACATAATTATAGATTATTAGATAGATTACGTTCAGATAACGATTATTTTTTAGGTAATGGAAACAGGTCTGAAAAACATTTGTGGGCGGGTAATGTAGATGCTCAAATAAAAGAAATGAAGCGTTTGTGGAATAACTTACCTGAAAATGCAAAACCTGAATGGTTAAGTATGGATGATATTTTAGAATACGAACAAAAAATGAAAAAGCAATACGCTGACGGTGGCTTTATGAATAATGTTTATGATGACGGTGGAAGAGTTAGTAATGAAGATTACGAAAAAAGACTTCAATATTTAAAAATGATGAAGAATAATGAACGTACTAATTTAGGTAAATACAGAATTGACAAAGAAATAAGGGAAATAAATACAATTTTAGAACATAGAGAAAATCTAAAAAATTCTTATGCCAAAGGCGGAAGTTTAGAAGATAAACTGACTAAACTTGAAAACAAAAAATCTGACTTGGAATCAAAATTATTCGATGCTAAACTTATATCTAATGAAAAATGGAACAATATGGGTTGGGGTTCAGGAATGAGAAAGTCAAAATTAAATTTATCAACTACAAGAGAAGATTCCTTAAAAGAAAGAATTAAAGTTGTAGAAGAGGAAATTGAACAAACTAAACAAGATTTATTGCCTAAAAAGCCTAAATACATTCTTAAAGCAGACATCAAAACCGTTACTTTAAAACGTAACGGCAAAGAAGTTACTTACAGTGGTGCTGATGTTCTAAATGGTGCTAACGTACTTGCGAAAGGCGGAGATTTGACTTCAAAGGCAAATTATGTTCCAAAGCGTGATGTAGTTTCTGTTGAGTTGAAAGACGGAACTACTGTTAAGCCTGTAAATGGGTATTGGGTTAAGAAAGGTGCTGAACCAATTGGAGCAGAACCAACGCCTACAACTTCAGGGAAATCAGAACCTAAAATTAGTACAACTGAAATTAGAAAAGATGCAAGAGGTAATTGGAGAGCAGAAAATACAGTAGATAATTTTAACGGTTATGATTGGAGAATATCTACCGTTAAAACTTATACAGGTAATTTAGTTTCTTCTGCTCAAGGTGGTAAAACCGAAGCAACAGGAACTAAAGGTATTGTAATGTTCAAATATGCTCCTTACGAAGACCCAAATCATACTTTAGAAGTTTCAAAACCAAGTCGTTTGACTGAAAAGGTAGTTGCAGAACAACACGCTAAAGGTTTAGCCAAGTTCAAAAAGTTTATGGAAACAGGAATGTTCAAAGGTGGAGGTAAAATCTCTAACTTTGACAAACTTTCTGATAAAGTAGCAAAAGAATACGAGGGAAAACCTGTTAAGAGCGAATATCAAGAGGAATACGGTAAATACTATTCTAAAGAAGAAGCACAGGAAGTTGGCGATAAAGTTGCAGGAAAAGTAAAAGCAATGCAACCTGCTAAAAAGATGTCAGGCGGTAGTACAGACGGTAAAAAATCAAATAGCGGAGCAGAAACTCTAAAAAAAGCAAATGATTTGGCTAAAAAAATCCGTATGGACGGAGAGAGTTGGAATGATGCTAAAAAAAGAGCATTTGCACAATTAAAAAAGTAGTATGAATAAGAAACTATTTTATGGTTCAACAACTGTAATTGCATTAGGTTTAATTTATCTAACTGTAAAAAAATTCTTCGGCAAAAAGTTACCAAAAAGTATGCTTTTTGTCGGGGATTCTATAACGGCTATTGAATATGACGGTAAACCTGTAACAACAAATTATCCTTATTTGCTTATGCAAGATTTAGGCAAAAAAGGAATAAAAATAGACGTTTTAGCAGAGGGCGGTAAAAGAACTGATTGGTTATTGGCTAATCTTACGGAAAAGTTAAAAACTAACAAGTACGACAGAATATATATTTATGGTGGTATTAATGATATGTTTAGCGGAGTATCTAAATCTAAAGCATTACAAAATATTCAAAAAATGGTTGACCTTTCGATTAAGAATGGTTCAGACCCTTATGTTATCATTGGTTATGATGCTAAAAGTTTTATGGACGAAGATAAACTAAAAACAACAAAGGACGTACCAACAAAAGCAGGTATTATTGAAATGAAAAACAAGTATGTTGATTATCAAAATTCAATACCAACTACTATTACAGGAGCAACTATTGTTAAAAAATTCAATATCCCAAGTAGTATGACAAATGATGGAATACATCCGACACCAAGCGGACAAAAAATAATAGCAGAAAGCCTGTTAGAAAGATAAAAAAGCAACTATTCGATATAAACAAGGCATTAATTACTTGTTTATCAAAATTTTATTATATTTGTAGATTAAATTAACTTTATTAAGTACAATACTATGGAAACAATTAATGGATTATTAAGAGCGTTGGATAACAAAGTACCCGCTTCAATGGCTAAAAGAATAGACGGTTTGCAAAAACTGAATGTGAAATTAGAAACCGCAAGAAGCGAACACGATGCTAACCCGACAGAGGCTTCTCAAGATGCGTTAGACGAGATTATAGAATTTATCAAAGACACCCAAGAGGATGTTCAAGAAGATTTAGAAACTCTTGTAGAGCAAAAAAGAAGTGCTAATTTAAAAGCACAGGGAGAAGAGAAAAAAAGAAGAGAACAAGAGGCTTTAGCGAAAAGAGGAGAACAAGAGGCGTTAGCCAAAAGAAGAAAACAACAAGAGGAATTAGCAAATAGAAGAGCAAGTGAAAAAGCCCAAAAAGATGCTGAAGAATTGAGAGAAAAAGAAGATTTAGAGAAAAAAGAATCGGAAGAACAAGAATTAAAAACAGATGACGAAACTAAAACTGAAAAAAAATCAGGAATTGGTTGGGGAAGTTTGCTTTTAGGCGGTATTCTACTTGTAGCAACAGGTGGGGCAATAAAGTATTTCGGAAATAAAAAATAATGAGCAAAGCGCAAAAAATTTTATTAGTAGTAGGCATTTTAGGTGTTGCTTTCGGGGGCTTTGTCTTGGCAAAGTACCTTACTCGCAATGTTAGAAAAATTAGAGGAGGAACAGTCACTCTGCAAAAGTTTGAAACTCCTCCAATAGAAGAACCTTTATCTGAATAATTATGGGAAAGTACACGACAGTTGCAATTAAAGTGCCTGATATTAATAGAAGTTTTGCACAATCAAATTATAAATACTCTAACCCAGATGTTATAAAAGGTAACAATTTACTTATAGATGAAATAAATAAGTCATTTGGAAGCTATGTTACAAATTGGGGAATTGAATTTGAAATTGATGATTCAATAATTATAGGTTTTATTGCTACCGAAAGTGGCGGTACTAATTCCCCTCCGAATAAATATGATGCGACAGGTCTTATGCAGATGACCCCAAACACAGTTTGGGAAATTTTGGTAAAATGGCAAGTTATGGTAAATTCCCCGCTATCTACTAAAGCAAAATCTTTTTTCAATAAAGCGATTCCGTCAAGTAAAAATTTCAACGCTAATGTACTTCCGAGTTCGGCAGTAAAAAGCGAAATACGCAAAGCATTACAAAATAATCCTGAATTCAATATAGCAATTGGTACTGCTAATTTAAGATGGCTTTTAGAAGCATTTAAAGAGGGCAACGTTGCGAGTATGAATAAAGTTATGGTTTCCTACAATGCGGGTTACTATGCTATGAGAAATAAGGTAAAAGGTGCTTTAACAACTCAACAATTAATCAATAATAAATCTATTCCTTTGGAAAGCAGAGGTTATTTGTTAAAAATGTTAGGCGTAAACGGTTTTTTAGACCTATGGTTTAAAAAGTAATTATAAACAAAAACAAGAAACAAAACAACAACCTAATTAAGTAATGATAAATTTAAAAAAAATAAACAATTAAATATTAAAATTATGAAAAAAGGTTATTTAGTAGGTGGTTTAGCGATTGTAGGTGCAATAGCATTATTTATGTATTTAAAACCAAAAAACAAAGCAAATTCAGAGGGTTTTTACGGGGCAAATGGTAAGTTAAGCACTAAAAACATAGCTTCAAGAGCTAACGCAGGTGGAATTAGATGTAGAAGACCTGACGGTACTTATTACAGTCAACAAGCAGGGGCAACTCAATGCGTATATGGTAGCGATGTAAGAGTGTCTTAATTTAAGGTAATTAATTTTAAAAAATAAGTAAAATGAAAAAAGAATATATCATAGGTGGGTTAGCATTAGTAGGAGTTATTGCACTTTTTGCTTGGTACAGTAAACCAAAGAAAAATTCAGACGGTTTCTTTAGTGCAACAGGCGGTTGTGGTTGTGGGGCTTAATAATGGCTTATAAAATTTTACCATATTCAAAAGCACAGGCGAATAAGTTGGGGGTTGAAATAAAACCCTCAACAAATTCCGTTAAAAAAATTGATGTTTTTAAAAATGGTAAAAAGATTGCTACGATTGGGGCTTCGGGTATGAATGATTATCCGACCTATTTGGAAAAAGAAAAAAAAGGGTATTTCCCGAAAGGGTATGCTAAAGAAAGACGTAGGTTGTATAAGCAACGACACGAAAAAGACCGTAATAAAACAGGGTCGAATGGTTGGTATGCGGATAAAATATTGTGGTAAATGGCTTTAATATACGAAAATAAAGTTCCTGTTTCATACAGAATACCTTTTATTAAAAAGGTAAGCGAAATTTCATCAAGAATAGGGATTAACCCTAATTGGTTAATGGCGATTATGTACTTTGAGAGTGCGGGTAGTTTTAGCCCGTCAAAAGGTAATAATATTGGTTGTTATGGTTTAATTCAATTTTGTCCTGATAGAGGAAAAAATTATAAAACAGTTAATGGCAAACAATACCTTATGTCTGATATTAAAAAAATGGACTATTCTGAACAATTAGATTTAGTTTATGAGTATTACAAAGCATATACAGGTAAATTAAAAAGTTACACAGATACCTATTTTGTAACATTTTTTCCTTTGGCAATAGGTAAGCCCGATGATTGGGTTATTCAAGGTGGTGGTTTTACCGCAAGTCAAATATACAATTCAAATCCTGCTTTTCATCAAGTAAAAGATGGTAAAATTAGAGTTTGGGAAGTAAAGAAAAAAATATTAGAAAAACTACCGAGCGAGTGGCTTTACGAGGGAAATATTGGTTTAGTAGTTAAATCATACAAGAATTATATTGCAGTTGGTATATTATCAATATTAGCAGGATTAACATTATATTATTATTATGGTAGAAGCAGTGCGAAATAGTCAGACGGGAACGCCAAATGAAGAAATGGATAAGACGATAAAAAAAGACGTAAATGCTCAAATACATCAGCATTTATCTACAATTTTTGTTGTAGTAGGTATCATATCTTTTACATTAGGTGCAATTGTAAATTGGTACACAATTCAAAGAATTAAAGGCGGAAAAATATAATGAAAATATTCGGACAAGTTTTAGATACAAATGATGAGCCAATGGCATCAGCAAATATTACTATCGTTACAGGAGTAAACGCTAATAATATGGGTACTTATGCTGATTTGGACGGTAATTTCGTTTTAGAAAGTCCTGATATTGAAAGCGATTCCCGATTTAAGGTTTCTTATGTCGGCTATGTATCTCAATTTTTTAATGCAAATGAATTACAAGGTAAAAAAGTAAAATTAAAAGACGATGTGGAAGAATTGCAAGAAGTTGTAATTTCCGCAGGTTCAAAACCATCTAATACTTCTACTTCGCCTAATGTAGTTGAATCTAACAAACAAAAATTTGTACAACACTTACAAGACCATAAATTCGTTTATGCGGGATTAGGTGGATTGGCAGGAATATTATTAATTGCGAAAGCATTTAAAAGATAAAAAAATAAGATTATGGCAAAGTATAAAGTAGTCAAAGAAATAAATTGGGGAAGTGGTTTTTATCACGACAAAAATGACAATGCAGTCCCTATGAATAATTACGCTCCTAAAGTCGGAGAAATTATTGAATTAGGAGAAGTGCAGACCATTACAAGACCTCCTTTAGTAAGTGTAAAAGGATTTTTATGGGAATTTAAGCCTGTAAGTAAACTCGACAGTTATAGTTCTCAAATTATACCATTAGATTCGCTTGAATTAGTTGATGAAAACTTGCAAACAAAAAGCGATTCAGTTTCAAAATATGTTTTTAAAGAAGATTTCGAGGCAATTGGTACAAATACAAGTGACGAAAGTCGTTCAGACTTTCGCTCAATAAAATTAAAACACAAATTTAAAAAAGGCGAAGTTTTTGAGGGTAAAATAATACCTATAAACGCAGGGGCAAACCCTGAAGCAAAAGCATATAATGTTGAAATAATTACTCCAAATAATTTTACAGGAGACGAAAGATTCGTTATGTATAATGGGGTATTTCAAGTTCCTGAAAGAGTAGTAAGTAAACAAACATTTTTACAAAAACACAAAAACCATTTACTAATCGTTGGAGCATTAGTAATTGGATATTTAGCATATAAAAAATTTAATAAATAATAAATTAAAAATAAAAGTTATGGAAACTAAAAAAATATTATTGATAGGTGGTGGAGTAGTAGTTGCTTATTTACTTTACAAAGGATGGAGTGATAAAAAAGCAAAAGATTTAATTGCTTCTAATTTAATTGCCTCTGATTTAGCAACAAAAACCGCAGATTGCGAAGCTAAATTTTTAGAAAATGAAAAAACAGTTAGAAGAAGTGCAGGTTTTGATAAGGTTGCTTATAAAACGCAATTTATGAAAGACTGTTTAAATGCTACACCTGAAACAGGCGGGGCAGAAATACCTCTTGGAACAGGTGGAATTAAAACACCACAAGAAAACCCAATTAAAGGCAATATAATGCCTTTAAAGAGCAATACAATGACTCTTGACGACAATATTATAAGAGGTCAAGCAGAACAAGCAGAATTAAGTTTTGCAGGGACTAAAGGAAAATCTTTAGCGGGACAATATTATAGATAAAAAAATGGAAAATAAAAATTTATTGCTAATTGGCGGTGGTCTGCTAATAGCTTATTTAGTTTTTAACAATTTAAAAGCAAATAAAAGAGCAAATGATTTAGAAACGATGGTTGCTTCTATGAATCAAGCAACACAGGAAAATAATATTCAATTAAGCAATGTAGGTCAATTAGCTTCTGAAGTTGTTGAAACTCCTGCTCCTGAACAACCGCAACAAAGAGTTAGGCTGAATGAAATGCCTTTGTCAACTCGTTATTAAAAATTAATAAAAACCTTATGGCAAAATATAAAGTAAATAGTAGAACATCAATTTTGAAAACAAATCCAAATAAAAAAGATATGTTTGGAGATGCAGGAACTGACGTTGTTGGAACTCTTGAAGTTGGAGATGTTATTGAAATTGCAAAAACAGGTGGTGGAGGTCGTGGCGTAGTAATGACACCATATCTTATTTTTGCAGACGATACATATATAATTGGAGATAATGCAGATAAAGTAGATGATTCAACTCCATTAACTTCAAAAGCAACCTTGATGACAAGATTAATACCTCAAGGATTTTTACAAAAACACAAAACTAATTTACTAATTTTAGGAGGATTGGTATTAGGATATTTAGCATATAAAAAATTTAATAAATAAAAGTTATGGAAACAGAAGTATCAGTAGCCCCCGTAGCACCTATACAAACAGTAGCACCTATTCAAACGGTAGCACCATCGTCAGGTGGTGGCGATGACGTATTTGAAAATATGAGTTCACAAAAGCCAATGGATTTAAAAAGTTTACTTATATTTGGTCTTTTAATCGCATTTTCAATATACGGAATAACGTATTACAGAAAAGCGATTTCTAAATTGAACGAGGATAAGAAGCCAAACGAGGACTTTTTGAATTTAGTAGATGACGTAGAAGAAGTGAAATACAATGTCAAAAAAGCATTGGGTCAGAAATATTCAACGACTTAATAATAGTTTATGTCAACAGTAGCGAAAAAAGATAATTCAGCAGTTTTATTAGTAATACCTTTAGGTTTTGCTATTTATTCATATACTCAAAAGTATAGTTTTGGGAAAGGTGCTTTAGTAACTGTTTTAGGAACTTTAGCAGTAGGCGTTGCAGTTGGTATTTATTCCGTAGCTTCGTTAACTTCTAAATTAGTTGATAAAAACTATAATTAAAGAAGATTAAACCAAGTATAACAACAAAAAAACAATGGAAAAGAGTAAAGGTTTAGGCGATACCATTGAGAAAATTACTAAATTTACAGGAATTAAAGCGGTTGTAGATGCGGTAGTAGAAGACTGTGGTTGTGAAGCAAAAAGAGATTGGTTAAACGGTAAAGTGCCTTATGACGGAAAAAACGTTCAAAGAATATTAAAATTATTTAAAAAATAGAATCAATAACAATTAAAAAACAGAAATTATGGCAAAAGCGGTAAACGGGTATTTCAAAGCAATGTTGGAAGCCAAAAAGAGTAATTCAGCATCTTTCGAGTACAATGGTAAAACTTATGTAGCTTCAAAGACAAAAACAGGTTTAACTGTTTATAAAGCAAAATAATCGTGAATACGAGAGATTTTCTTTTAGTAGGCACGGGTTTAGTTGTCGGGTTCTTTGTAAAAAGAACTTTAGACAACAAAAACGCACTTGATTTGGCAAATAGAGTTGATTCGCTTCCTGATGATACAAACTATGTATTTTCTCAAAAGTACAAAGATTGTGAGGCAAGTGTAAGTCAAGATATGGAACGGTCAAGATACGCAGGAAATGTTGATTTAGTTGCTATGAAAAAATCTTTAATTGACGACTGTATGAAAGCAGTATAAAAATAAAAATTATGAACAAGAGAGATATAATTTTATTTGGTGTAGGGGCATTTGCAGGATACCTATTGGTAGGCTATTTGAATAAAAACAAAGTAGCTTCAGGAGCAACCGATACAATGGGTTTACCTGATACCTCTTCTCAAACAGTACCGCCTGAAACAATAGGTTCTACTGATTCAAATGGCGGAGAAACATTAGTTGACCCAAGATTGACTTTATGCGAGGAAAATTGGGGTAAATTTTCATCTACACAAAGATTTGGTTCAGCAGAACAAGCACAATCAGTACACGATAATTTTATTACAAGTTGTTTAGCTAAAGGATAATAAATTGTAACTATGGAATTTAACGATTTAACATACGGAAATCCAACTGTTGAGGATTTAGTTTACATTCAGGGAAATGGATTGACAGACGACCTTTTTGAAACATTAAAGTCCAAGTTGTCATATCCAAAAAATGATTCTGAATTAGTTAAGGACGAACTTAACGAAATTGTAGATGCTTTGGCAACAATGGCTCAACCTGAAAATCAAAACTATTTAAAAAGATACAAGTCTTACGATAGGAATTTAATTCAGTCGCTTTCAGCAATATTTAAACAAAGAAATATTGATGTTGAACAATTGTGTAAAGACGTAGTTATGGATATGCAAAATTTGATTTATAAATTAAAATTTTACTATCAAAGACCACGACCAAAGCAAATTGCGCAATATTACAAGTTAAAATTATTTCCATACAAAAGTTTTTCAGCACACACGCCATCGTTCCCTTGCGGACATTGCGTACAAGCAATTGTAATGCTTAACGTAATAGGAAATAAAAACCCTACTGAATATCCGTTCTGTAAAGAACTAATTGAAGATATTGCATACAGTAGAGTATATTTAGGACATCATTTTCCAAGCGATAATGACGGAGCAAGAGAAATTGGTAAAGCGATTTTAAAACACCCTGAATTTGCGAAAAAATACGGCATATAAATTTATTTGTACGCCTTAATAAAAACCAAGACTAAACTAACAACAATTATGAAACACGAGGAATATGAACTACAAAAATCAGTAGCACGTTATTTATCTTACCAATATCCAGATGTTGAATATATGTCGGATACTATTGCCTCTGTAAAACTTACCGAAAGACAGGCAGGGCGAAACAAACTTGTTCAAAAGAACAATTTTAAATGTCCTGATATTTTGATATTTGAGCCACGCAATAACTTTTGTGGCTTGTTTATAGAACTTAAAATTGAAACCCCTTTCAAGAAAGACGGTACAATTAAGGCTTCTCAAAAAGACCATTTGAAACTACAACACGAATGTTTGCAGAAATTAACCGCAAAAGGTTATAAGGCGGTATTTTCTTGGAATTTTGATATGACAAAGCAAATTATTGACGAATACTTAAATCAATAGCTATGACTCAAGAAACTAACGATGTATCAAAGGTATTAAAGGAGTTGGATAAAACCATTCAGGTAATAGGAACAGAAAAGCTAATTGAGATTCTAAAATACTCACGGCTTAATATGGCAAACATAAACGAGGAACAAATTAACAGGTCTTTAGAAATAATTAAAGTTGTTTGTGATGAATTTAATATTTCATTAGTTGAGTTCTTCGACAGAAAGCGTAAAACCAATAGAAGAACTGCAATAGGCATTTGCGCCTATCTAATTCAAAAAGAATTAAATCTTGACAATTCAAACATATCATACATTTTGAAAAAACCTGACGAAGTAATATCTTTGTACAAACAAGAAATAATCAGATTGAACTCAAACCATCCTCAAGACATACAGGTATTGGAAAAAATAAAAATAATAAGTGAAACTATAAAATTACAATAAAAAATGAGCAACCAAGAAAAACAAATAGAAGAAGTTTATGCAGAAGTAGTGCAAACAATTGATGATGATTTCTCTCCGTTAGATGCCCCCGTAAAACAGAGGGCATATACACAACACAAATTAGACGACAGTCAAGTAATGCAGGATTTGGAAGAACCAAGTTTTGAAAGACCAAGTTTTGCAGACCTTGATGGAAGTGCCGAAGAGGAATCATCAGAACCCGAAAGACCTTTTAACCCGTCTTATAATGAATTAGACGGTAAAGAAAAGACAATGGGGGCTGAAATGATGGCTGAAATGACTTTGGACATTTACGAAAAGGGTTGTTTCTATATGGGTAAAATACCCGAAATCAGTGAGCAAAAATTAGATAAGTTAATTGCAGAGGGGGAAATAGACCCGTCAATCCAACTTCAAACAGAAGCGGGTTCAATGCCTATTAAAGATTTTGCAGTAGAGTTCAACGACAGTATTAAAGATGCTTTTGCGGTAACTGACGAATTTAAAGAAAAAGTAAAACCACCATTAATCCGTGTTTTCAAAAAACGTGGAATTGGAATGACCGATGAGCAATTATTGGCTTACTACTTTATTTCGGATTTAGGTGCAAAAGGCGCACAAGCGTTTATGTTGCGTAAAACGGCAAATAGCATTTTAGATTCTTTGAGAGAAAACACTTTGGCAATTAGAGAAAATCAATTAAGAACAGATAGACCAACTCCTCCACCTGCGCCACAACAATCGTATCAGGAAAGAACTGATTGGGATACTACATCTAAACCAAGAAACGTAAATACTACCGATTCCGAACCAATAGATAGAGAGGACTTTGACTATTCCGAAAACATAGCAGAAGTTATACAAAAACCTGTTAAGAAAGAAAAACTTGAAAAACCTGTAAGAAGAAAGCCTCAAACTAATTTAGAAGAGCAATTAGCTTATTTTGAGCCTGAAGAACAAGAAGTTTTTAGTAACTTAAAAGATAAAGACGGTTTTACAGATAGATTTCAAGACGTAGCAGGTATGCCTCAATATGGCGACCCCGTGATGATGTCAGAATTGGAAAAGTTGAGTAAGAAAGACCCAACCAAGCCTGTTAGAAAAGTAAGAACAACTGCTTTAAGAAAACCAAGAAATAAAAAATAATTATGGCAAGTAATATAGCGGATAATAAAAACAACAATAACAATCCTATATGGGTTGTTATGTTGTTATTCGTAATTTGGCTTTTAGTATTTTTTTTAAGACTTAAACAAACAACGTAATATGGAAGAAAGAGAACCGAAATTAATGATAGTAGTTGGTCGTAAAGGTTGTGGTAAAACATATACTACCAAGAAAATAATCAAACAATATGTGTTAGGAAATCCATTAAAAGGGATACCTGCTCGTAGAGCATTAATACTTGATGTTAATGACGAATACGAAGACATTAAAGCATTAAAACAATCTGATATTATCAGGTTTTCTTCGCATCCAAAAATTGAAGCAAGGCGTATTAGACCTTTTCACGATAACGGAATAAGAATGACACTTCGGGATTTGCAAGAAGTTTTATTTAAAATATTACAAAACTTTGGTAG